ATGGCTACTATCAAATTAACAATTATTCCTGCAAAGAAGTTAAAAAACGGTTCTCATAAAATTAGAATCGCAATATGTCATAAGCAAGTGACAAGCTACATTGTTACCCGTTTCGTAATAGATTCTGAATCTCAATTTAAAAATGGTCAAGTTGTTAAACGAAATGATGCGGCTATCATTAATACAAAGCTGAGAAATCTTCTTAATTTATATCAGGAAAAACTAGATAATATAAGAAACATAGGTCTATATACAAGTGCTCAACTGAAGAATATGTTAGAAAATTCGTCCAGTGATGAGATTCCTACTTTTGCTGAAATATGTAAACTGTATATTAAAACTTTGTTAGAAAATAACCAAAAAGGATATGCTGGTATCATGGATAGGAGTTTACGTAAATTTACAGAATTTACAAATGGAGATCTTCTTATCACAGATATAAATAAGGATATTATCAGTAATTATGATAAGTTTTTGAGAAAAAAATCATTGTCGAAAGCTTCGATTTCTATAGAATTAAGAAATATAAAAACAATAATCAATCGTGCTATTAAAGAGCATAATGTTATAATACAAGAGCATCCATTTAATTCTATTAAAATATCGGCATCAAGGGTAAGAGATATATGTGTTAGTGTCGAAACTATAAATATGATTAGATTATCGAACCCAACAAGTAAAAAATTAGTTATGGCTCGTGATTTATTTTGCCTATCATTCTATTTGGGCGGGATAAACCTTATAGACTTATTAGATATAGATTTCCGAAATATGAATATAATTTCATATATAAGACAAAAAGCAAAGAATATGACAGATGAACAAGTTGTTACTAGTTTTGATATTCCAGAATGCGCAAAACCAATCATAAAAAGATGGATAAATAATAAAACCGGGAAATTAGATTTCGGATACAAACTGTCATATAATAATTTTAGGAGCTATTTGTCAAAGTGCATACAAAAAATGTGCGAGGAGTTGGGGATAAAGGAAAAGGTTGTTTATTATTCAGCGAGGAAAACATTTGCTCAAATGGCATCTGAATTAGGCGTTCCAGATTCTATTATCGATTATTGTTTGGGACATTCTGATACATCAAGAGGTGTAATACGATATTATACAAAAGTAAGAAAACAGCAAGCTTCATGTGTGATAAATCTTGTTATTGATTATGTAAACAATCCAGACAAATATGACATCTCTAATTTACAATACATCAAGTTAATTAAAGGAGAATAAAATATAGGCTGCCTCAAAATAGAATCTGGGACAGCCTATTATATACAATCAGCTTACAAATGCTATAATGTGCTTTGTGAGAAATCTAAATCATAATGTATGTTACCTTCTTTTTCTTTAAAAAAAATACCAATACAAATAAGTTCAGGAAAATCTGAAGTCCAAAAAGATACAGATTTTGTCGGTTCAGAAGAAAAATCCATTGTTAACAATAAAGATTTAGCCTTTTCTTCGCATAACTTTTTTAGCACTTCGAAACTATCGGTCGTTTTTCCAATGCAAATTTGTTGATTTGAATTATTCATATTACGCTTGTTTTTATATTTGTTGAATGTATTATCTGTTTGTTTTTTCTCTTCCAAAGTTACATCAATTCCTACAATCTCACAGTATTTAAGGAAGTTGTTCAAGTTGACATTCTTCCCACTTTCAATGGCAATGACTGTTCCAAAGTTCATACCCTGTTTCCAGATATTATATTGGGACAGTCCCTTTTCTTCGCGAATCTTACGCACTTGTTTCGATAAATCTTCTATTGTCATACTCCTATTAATTCCTTCTTTATCGCTTCTAAAAATGCGATAGATGTTAATACCGTATTCCTATAATTATAATCACTACCGGCTGCAATCGCATTCTTACGACCGTCTAAAATCAGCGTATCAATGAACAACACCATTTGCCGAACCGTAATATTGCCGATGTCTGCCGAGAATGTCGATAGCGATGTATAATACTTCATAGCCTGTTTTAAAAGGCCCCGTATTTTAGTCTTATCAGGATTTTTACCTGTAATACGCTTAATGCTGATTTTTGCGGAGAGATTCGACCCCGAAAATCCGGGCTCTATACGGTAATCCTCTCCGACTTCCTCGACAATGCCGTCGATATACTCGACTTTGGCTATAAAGCCATTGTCTATGTCGGAACAGTATATGAAGTCGACTTCTCCGAACTTGTGCGCCCGGTTATGGTCTACAATGAATAATGGAAATTCTCTCTTCATAATTTTATAGAATGGTTACAAATTCTTCTCCGATATTGAAATTACGGTTATACTTCCATGTGCTATTGTCGTTTTTCCTTTTTGCTAACTGAATTTCAACCGTCATATCGTTGTTTATTAGAAATGTTGCCGACCATTGTGATTGGGTAGACGGATAATCGTAACCCAATATTCGCTTGTATTCGTCCTCCGTAATTTCGCTTTCAAACCAGACTGTTTTGCCAGATTCAGAAGATATACGATTTAACGACAATAAAACACCTTTAATCTCAATATTCAGCCCGTCAGGATTTTCTTCTATCACACGCCGTGCTATTTCTGTGCGTTCTTCTTTGTTTGTTCCTGCAAACCCGTTATGAGAGGTAGATTTATTGGCATTGTCATACTTGGCATTCGTTTCGTCGATTATCACATCTTTACGGCCACTGATTAAGTCCTTAATTTGAGTTTTCATATCGTTTTTTTTAATTGGTTACTGTTTGTTTTTGATTACATGGTAAAGATACTCCATTTTGTTGTATATACAAAATATTGTAGTATAAATGTTTTATGATTTATCAATATTTAACAAAATGAATGATATGGAAAATTTTCCTCCATTATTTTATACGATATAGCCTATTTTCGTATAGTTGTGGAAGATTTTCCACAAAAATGATTGACATAGAATTAAACACGAATGCCGGAGCTTCTCACCCCGGCATTTCCCTGTTCATCATTTGCATTTCCGAATATTCCTTTGAAATTTTCGCCTCATTCTCCTGTTCAAAAGACCGTTATCGGCAAACCGATTCAAGGTATCCTTCTCTTCCGGCGAAAGCAGGTTATAAACCTCCTTCCTCGACTTGCCGGAACAGATGGCTTGTATGATTTTAGCTATCTCCATGTACTTCCCGAATTAATTTCTTTCTGCAACACTCACATAGGAACTTCTTCGCCACGGGGAACATCTTCTGCCCGATATATCCCCGAAGGTACTGTTCTTCCTCCCCGTAAGGGTCAATGCCGAACGTCCGGGATATATGCCTGCACAAATGCCCCTTTTCATGGTCCCAAGAGTTTTGGAACTGTTCGGGGCTCGTCGTCATGGCAATTACCATCACCGTCCGTCGATGCTCGAAATTGGAATAGGTAAGTCCTGTATTCAAGTTACCGGACGACAAACTTCTGAAAGCATTTTCCAGATTACTCCCCGTACAACCGATCCGTTCCAGCTCCCGGAGTATGGTGTTTGTCCAGTAGGTGGTAACGGCGTAAAAAACCCTTACGTGCCAGTCGTATTTCGCTATGTAGAAATCCTGAACAATCATGTTTTATAACATATCTTCCCACATGATCGGAGTACCCGAACCTATACAGTCAGCATAGAAACGTGTAAAGGGCAACCCGTCGTAACCGTCAGGGTCGTCGATATAGTCCTTTACAAAAAGAGCCAAATGGGTATCGTCGGGAATCGATGATTTCAAATAGTCGGCCTTACCCATATTGGCGACAAATACATGGTCGTACCCTTTGGCCTTTTCCAACTTCACGCCCGCCTGTGTCAAGATGACCTCTACATCTTCTTTCGAAAGGGCTTTTATCTCCTCCTTCTTTCCGGTGGCCTTGTTTTCGGCCTTCATTCTGGAAACCGCCCACTCGCACATGTTCTTGGAGAAGTGCCAGCCGTATCGGGAAAGGTACTCCGTCATGCCGGAGGGGAAAATATCATAAATGTCTAATCGTTGGTTCATAACACTGCTTTTTTATGTTTTTGAAAAGAGAGGGGATTTCTCCCCTCCCGATTAATAGAACTCGCCGTTGGCCCGTCTGCGTCTGCGTTCCCCCATTTCGTCATAGTACGAAGGAGGATAACCGGGAGTATAACGGTTGTTCATTCCACTGGAAGAAGCCTCCGCCATAATTCCCGCCGCCGTAACTGCCGCCATTATTGCCACGGAAGCCCATATCGCCGCCCTGCATTTCCCGCATGGCAGCTTCATAGCCTTTCTTGTAGCCGTGCTCGCAACCTTCCTTGTAGGCCATTTCGAGCTCTCTACCGCCGCGTTCATTGAATCCTTCATATCCACGGCCTTCTTCTAATATTGACCACATTCCCATATTACTTTTTGTTTTTAGTTTCAGCAACACCGAGCTGTTCCATCAGTTTTTTGTTCATGGCCATTAGGTCGGCCATGCTTCTGCTCATTTCGGACATCTGCCCTTTGAGGGTGGCAATCTCCTGCTCCTGCCTTTGCTTTTCCGCAAATTCGGGATTCAAAACTGTCAATATCTTGTCGCACCCGGCAATCACGTTCTCGTGGTAATTACGCCGGTTCAGTTCGTCCAAGCTCTTTTGCCGGATAGCCGACACTTCCGAGTTCATGGCCTCTCTGGAACAAGATATGACTATGTTGCCGTTTTGCCCGAAGTCAGCGATGTCCGCCCCTGCCGGCAAGTTCTGGAACGTCGTGTTCTGCCCGTTCACGCAGACCACCACGTCCACCACCATTTCCATCTGAGGTATCTGACCGATAGGTGTCGGCATGGGGTACTTGGGCTTCGCAGCCGAAACGCTGACGACGGAACCTATATCCACTAAGGGATTTTCGTCCTTATGAAGGATAAATAACTGGTTGTTTGCTCGAAGATTCTGAAACATAGTTTTTTTGATTTAATGGGACTGCCCGATAAAAGGCAGCCCCGGTTAATTATTTGCTTTTGGCAGCGACGTTGGTTGCCGCCGTCGCCGTAGTAGGTCTGTACCCACCGTTGACAAGGTACACTTCGTTGGTGTACTTGTTGTAATGGATTTCATAGATCCCAGTACCGGCGATATTCTCTACCGTCACCGGCTCGTTGTTGTAAGCCAGCAGAGGTCTCGTGTCCCCGTTCGTCCCGATGAGAATGGGAAGCGTTGCGGTCGTTCCGGCGGGTATCGCCTGACGGAGATTGATATAGAATACTCCCACATAGTCCCTGTTACGGAATGCATGGTTTGGAAGTTCCAAAGTCACGTTCTCCGTGCCGACCGTCACCGCCACCGTAGGAAGAGTGTTGTAATTCACTCTGCCCAGCGTCGGGAACGGAAAGGGAAACCCTGTAAAAAAGTTAGGCCACATATATACCTCCTTTCTTACTGGAATTAACCCCAGTAGTTGTTGCAACCGCATCCGTAACCGCTGCGCCCGTATGCGACATCGCCCGCATAAGCTCCATAAGCGGCAGCCCGGTACAAGTCCGTGTTTACAGCCTGAATGTTCGGATATACCACGGGAACGGTATTGGGCAATTTACACTTGATGCCGTCTACATCGCTTTGGAGAGCCTGCAAACCGGCAGCGAGGGGAGCAATCTGTTGCCCTACCGCATTGAGAATGGTCGCATTCTGGTTACGTTGGGAGATTTCAGCCGCCAAAGTAGCCTTCTCTGCCGTCAAAGCGGTGATCTTGTCCTGTAAAGCCTGAGTTTGGATAGAATCCAGCTTCGCCAAAATGGTACGAGTGTTCTCATTGCCGCTGTCCACGAGGGAGTGGGTTTGTTCTGAGGTGGCGATACGGGTTTCATATCCTTGTCTCTCGATTGCGTTTTGCGTCTTGCAGCAGCAATCTGCGATTTGAGTCGCCAGCGTACAATTACCCGATTGAATGCTGTTGATGATCTGTTGTGCGGACATGCCCACTTGGTTGCCGACACCCTGAATCAAGCCCTGAATGTTGCACAAGGCGGATTGTAACTGTTGGGTAGAGCAGTTAAAGGACGAGGCGAGTTGGTTGATGGCATTACCGTTCCCTTGAATGGCCGACATCAGGTATTCACGTCCGACATCGCCGTTCAACTCGGCAGGAAGCCCGCCCCGGTTGCCAAAACCTCCGAATCCGTTACCGCCCCAGCAGAACCACAGCAGGATAATCCAAATCCACCACATGCCTCCGCCCCAAGCGTCCTGATTGTTCCTTCCCTGATTGAGAAGGGCCAAGAGTCCGGGATCGACCCCTTTACCACCCATCAGGTTGGGCAATAAAGCCATGATGTCGAACTTGCTTCCGCCACCATTGGGCTCTTGATTGAAAACATACGTTCTTTCCATATAGATATAATTGATGGTTACGGCCAATATCGGCCGCATACAAACGTATGGCTATTGCCGTTGCTATCCTCGGATTTCGGTGGCTATCCTGTTGCTGACCCGTTGATTTGTCGTTGTCAGAATAAAACTTCCCGAACACCGCTGTTTCAGGCTGTTTTTCAATTTGTTCACTCCCTGTCGGGTCATGGAAAGATAAGCGGCGGTGTTCTCCTCGGAGAAGCCGAGCGATACCAACGCACAGATGAGCAGGCAACGTGCGTCGACCGCATTTTTGTTCGCCCCGTTAATCAATTCGCCGTAACACAGCTCACATTCCTCGCAAACGATTTGCAAGACGTGTTCAAAGATTTCATTGGTTTTCATATCTCTTGCCTTTTTAAATATTTGTTAAATTATAGATTGTTGACACAATAAAAAACATCACGTTCCTGTTTAAAGGCTGTGAAAGCCTCGTAACATTCCCCGTGATGTTGTCTCTTGTTAGTTTTGGAAGAGCAGCAAGAGATTGAGGCTTTCCTCTTTATACTCCGAAGCCCCAAAAGAGTCGTAAATCAAATTATATCAAGAAACCCAGTCCTTTCAATTTTGTTATCCATTTCATGATGTAAGGGACAAGCAGCAAGACAATGCCACCGAGAGCCCACCAGCACCATCGGGGAGTCTTGTACTTTACTACCTCGACGGGGTAGGGTACTTGTATGCTGTCCGTCTTGGATATATACAGCGTATCGATTCTGTCCTTGAACCTGTATATGTACTTGTATTGGAACTCCCGTATCGTGTCTCCCGATTTCTCGATGAAAACACTGTCCCGCATGTATATGGAATCGAGCTGCACCCGGTTCAGATACACCGTGTCGCTCTTTGTCGTCTCCACCGGAACATACACATGTCTGGTACAACTCGTCGCAGCCAAGCCGGCCAAAAACAACAATAGGAATACGATATGTCTCATAGGCTCAGTATTTGTTTCCGATTCTTCGATGACGACACATAAGACACGTGCACCCAGCTGTAATTGCTCTCGTTCAAAAGCTGGTCGAAGGGAAGGTTATCCCGAATCAACTCGAACAGTTTCTTGTTCTCCTCCTTGTTCCCTGCCGTTATATCCGCCGCATTACCCCTCATGTGCTGGCTGTTTTTCGCACCACCCACAGCGGCATTGAGTTTGGGACAACGATAGCCCGAATTGACGGTTATCGCCTTCCCGTACATCTCCCGCAAGGGGTCTAAAACATGGGTGACAAGGTTCGACAGCGCAACAGACGCTTCGGTCGTCGGGGTATTGTCTATACCCAGTTTATCTGCCGTCGAACTCTTTGTGAGTTCTTTCATCGTGAAGTATTTCATATCTCGAAGATTAAGTTTTCCATGTTGTTAATTCTGTCCGGCTCAGATACGAGCAAATCCTCTTCTGGAAATTTTTCATAAAATTCATTACACAAGATATATTCCATTTCCATGTACTCTTCATTGCCTCTTCTTATGCTTTCAGGAGAGACCTCCACGATATGGAAGTTGGTCTGTATGTCGTAGGCATACCTGATACTTATTCCCGGTATTTTCGAGGCAATCGATTGAATCGTTTCGATGACAAAATCCTGTACATTCTTATTCATGTCTTTCTTCATTTTGGCAACAAAAAAAGCGGTGACTTTTTTAGAATCACCGCTTGTAACGAATGTATGTAACTATTAATCTCTGTTTTCAGGAAGGGTCTTTTTATTTCCTTTTTCTTTTTGATAATACATAGGTATACTTTTCAATCCATCTATATGCTCATATAAGTTCGGTTCTATATGTTCTGAGTGCATAGGATCAAGAACAAAATCAATTCCTTCGCGCCTTGCTAGCTTTGCTGCTGGTACAAAATCAGAATCCCCAGATATAAGGACTATCTTATCGACAAATCTTTTTAATGAAAGAGAAGCAATATCAACGCCGATTTTCATGTCTATACCTTTTTGCTTTAATTCGTAATAAACATCGGTTTCTTTAATTTCTTCTATTGATATTTCTTTTCTTAACAAGGATTTCATTACATTGTCAAACAATTTCCATTGTTTGCAATCCTTTATATATCCAAGTCTCAATGCAACCTTCCGTTTTTTCTTTAATTCATTTATCAATGCATTACGGCGTATGGACTCTTCTGTTTTAGAGAAGTCAATACATTTTTTTGATATTGGATTATGGATTTTTTTGTTGAAAGGAATACAATCATAATAAAATATTCTATATAGATAGTTATTCTTTCCTACATGTGAATGTGAAATCGTATATAAATCGTTAGCTATTGTTTCTGGTTCTTTTTTACCGGATTTATTATAAAGTATGTTATATCGTTTTATGAAATATCCACCATCAATTAAAATAGCTACTCTTATCGGTGTTTCTGTGTAAGATGTTCCTCTATGATTTACCATTATCCTAAATTAAAAAAAATGGCCTTTGGTAAAGCTTATCCGTTATTAAGAAGGGACAAACGTAGGCCAAAGGCATAATTATGTTGCTGCAAACATAATGATAAAAATTTCTTTTTGCAAATAAAATTTCTTTTTTGCCCAATATTTAACATTAAAACGGTGATTCCAAGAAGTCAAAGAACGCTTTCCCGTCGCCGGGTTATAAAAATTCTTTTTTTTCGTCAGGCAATCCAAACCTCGATTTGAATCACCAGCCCGCCCAGTATGGTCGCCAGCAAGTCGGCATACGACCAAGCCCCCGGCTTCCTACACTCGTCGACAGCCTCCTTGATACAGCCCGCTATGGCAGAGAACAGCACACAATATTCCGCCGTCGCACCTATCACGATGGCGAAGAAAGAGGCGATGACACCTCCTGCGATAAAATGCAGCAGCTTGTCGTGGGGAATAGACAATAACAACCCTTTGATTCTCTCCAAAATTTTCTTCATATTATTCGTTATTTAATCGGTGATAAAAATCGAGCTTGATACGGTCATAGACAGAAAATACATTGGTTTTAGCCCTGTCATCGTTCACCGTATGGGCATATATCTCGTTCTCGACAACCTCTGCCACCCAGTCTATCCATTCAGGATTGGTATAACATGAAAGACGTTTACCCCGATAGGTAAAGTAGTCGAAACGGCTATTCCTGTCCTCGTACTGGTTCGTGAGATTTCCGATAATTTTTTCATGCGTCCTATTCCTGTCGGATATATGGTTTTCCTTCCTAACTTGTTCGATAATTTCCAAAACCCGTCTGGCGGAAAGGTTGAAAAATTCACTCGTCATGTTCTTTATCCGAAGCTGCGTTTCCGGTCTAAGACCTTCCGATATGTCGGACAGCATGTTATTCTGGTCGTTCGTCTTTTCAATAAGCTCTTTCAGGGATTCTCCATAATCCTCCATACTCTTGGTGATAATCGATTTGAACCACTTGAAGCAGGCCACCATCATCATGGCCGACAACACCAAGAAGAATGCTGCGGTCATCACCAAGAACCCCTGTTCGCTTATCCCTCTGGCTACCTCCGTAGCCTCGTTTATCCCTCCCATATCAATGTTTCTGTTTTTCGATTAACAATCTGGCTTCCTCTTTGCAGGATTCCGCATAGGCGTTATAAGCCTCGAACTCCTCTGCTTTCGTGTCCCTTTGCCGAAGTATCGCCAACTCCTCCGACAAGGTATATTTCCGACGGATCAATCCGTTTACCGTTTCTCCGTAGTCCATTGGTACGGGAGGTGTTTCCGTGCCGTCCTCCGTCGTTTCCGGTGCTTCCTCGTACTCATAGACTATCGCCCCGTTCCGGTAATACATCACGGGTATTTTTCCGGGTATCTCTTCGGGCGATGGGATAGATTCTACCTCTATCCATCTCTCCTTTTTATATTTTCCATAATAGATGGTTTCGACTTTTACACCGTCTAATTTAATTTGTATCATAACCTACTTTTACTTTATACATAATATCTCCAATTCTTCTTACATAACCGTCTTCTAGAAAATATTTACTGATTTCTTCCAATCTACTGTACGTGGGGCAGTCATTATTCTTGCAGAGAAGTGAAATGCTACCAATAAACCCTTTCAATGTAAGATACCCAATGTTACATATTATAAAAATAATTGCATTACCAGCATAATTTTTGTAATTTAGTGAATATAATGGATTGAATCCCACTGTATTAAAACATTCATCAGATGATTTTACATCAAAGCTGTTATCTTCTGCAACTAATCTCGTACCTCCTTTATCATACAACAAATAGCAATCTATATCATTATTAATAAGATA